CAAGTCCAAGGTTGTGACATTTGGCCCTTTAGTATGACCGTCCGAGACTTTGACCCGACGCGCCTGGAGGCGGACTTTTCGGCCATTCAAGATCAGGCTGGCATCACGTTCAGCATCTTCAACACGGTTATCACCGGCGTTTGGAACAACTCGCGCAACATGTTCCAGTCGTTCGAAGATCAGCGCCGAGACGAGGGGCGCTTCACGGTATTTTTCCTAGCGTCGCAGGTCGTGACTGCTCCGCAGCTGACCACGACTGTCGTGCGCGCGGGCGTGACGTACTTCGTCGAGAACATGGAGTTCGACGCCGAGGGCACTGGAGTTCAGATTGAGGTCAAGAAGTCGATATGATTGAGATTGAGGCACGCACCAAGGATCTAGAGATGGCGCTAGCGCGATTGGCTAGCGCGGCACGGGTGGACTATGGGCAGGTGGTGAAGCAGGAAGCGCAGTACTTGTTGCAAACTCTGCTTAAATTCACGCCGCCAAAGAGCAGGCCGCAGGGCAACGCCGCAGTTGCGCGCGACATGAATAACCTAACAACGCCTTTTGCGCATCGTTATTTCCAAGAGCGTCAGACTGAGGGCGGGTTCTATAAGTCAATTGCCAGATACGTCCGCACTCGCGAAAGCGGCAAACTCCAAGCGTTGTTCAATAATGCAAACTTGAAGGGGTTCTACGGGCTGCAACTGCTGACCACAAAGCAAGAAATTCTGAACATCCATAAGCAGAGACGGAACAATCGAGGTCGCGTTGAAAGCGGGAAAAAGCAGTACGCATCATACATCGCCGACGCAAAGGCCGTGCGTAAGGAAATACAATCTCGCGTAGGCTGGACGCTCTCCGGCTGGGTTCCTGCGGCCAAGGCTACGGGAGCACGTTACCTGAAGTTCTCGGACCGCTTCGGCGCAAAGAGCGGCACGCAGTCTTCAAACTTCAACACGCCCAATCCGTTTATCATCGGGCGAAACTTCAACGTGAAGATCCCGAACTATCAGAGCAAGGTCACGAGCGCCTTACGGTCACGCACTGGAACCACCGTAAAAAAACTGGAGCGCGTGCTTGCCGGCCGAGCGGTTAACCTCGGCTTTATTCGTGTGCAAGGCAATGGCGCTGTTCCAGCCGCAACGCCGCCGACTCCCACCGCATGAGTACCAGAACACAAATTCGAAACGCCATCGGCGCTAAGCTAACCGCCGGCGGTGCAGTCGTGCCGACCGCTAACCTGTTGCGAGGTCGGAATAACACTCTTACCTCAATGTCGTTTCCGGCCGCAGCAGTCTATGCCGTCGACGAACAGATTGAGGTTCGGTCGCTAGCGCCAAGCAATCGCGTGCAGTACCGCCAGCTTACCGTGAATGTGGACTACTTCACGGCACAGACTGGCGTGACGTACATCGACGACCTATTCGACAGCGGCTCGGCTGCGGTTGAGGCCGCGGTTTTGGAGGATGTCACGCTAGGGGGCGTATGCGATGACCTTCATCTGACAAACGTACAATATGTGACGGAGGACGATGAGGACAAGCGCTGGGGCGTCGCGCGTCATACCTTCAACTGCATTTATCTAACCACTGACTAATATGGCTAACCACCTGGGCCGCGAAGGCACCGTTCGAATCAGCAGCACCACCATTGGCGAACTGCGCAACTACTCGCTTGCGCATTCGTCGGATGTCGTCGAAGACTCCATCATCGGAGACACCTACCGCACTCGTAAGGCAACGCTCCGCACTTGGTCTGTTTCGGGCGATCTTTACTGGGACGAAGTCGACGCTGGACAGATTGCCTTGACCATTGGTTCATCTGTTACGGTCAACCTCTATCCGGAAGGCACTGCTTCGACGGCCACCTACTACACAGGCGGCGGCATCGTGACGAAGTTCGACATCTCGGCTGCGTTCGACGGCATGGTTGAAGGTTCGATTTCCATTGAAGGGAACGGCGCCCTGAGCACCGTTACGGTCTAATGGATGCAATTGACCTAGTACGCGAACACTTCGCCGCGCTCGGCACCCGCTCAATTGAGGTGCTTGAGTGGAAGCTGACGATCTACGCAACGCCAGTCACGCTGGCCGAGAAAAATCGCCTTTACCGCAAGGCCAAGGACAACGACATGGAGCTTCTAGTCGATGTTCTAATCTTAAAGGCAGCAGACAAGGACGGCAACAAGCTGTTCAACGCTGACCACAAGATGACCTTGCTGCACAAGGCCGACTCAAATCTCATTGCGCGTGTCGCCAACTTCATTCTGTCGGAGGCTGCGCCGCCAGTTGAAGAGCTAAAAAACTGATCCACGGTGGCGAGGGTGCCGACCTCCTCGCCATCTATGCATTAGCGGAAAAGCTCGGCAAGTTTGCGCATGAGGTCATGGCGATGCCGGCTCAGGAATTGACTGGTTGGCTCGCCTATTTTCACCATCAGCAGCAAGTGACCAAAAAACATGGCTGAAGCCTCATTCATTATCCGCGCAGTTGACGCGACTCGACAAGCGTTTGGTAATATCCAAAACTCGCTTGCTCAGTTGAAGCAGTCGTCGTCGGCGGCGGCGGCTTTCATGAAGCGCGCTTTCGATCCCAAGGCGCTCGGTTTTGGCCTTGCCTCTGCTCTGGGCGTTTCGCTCACTGCTGCGATTGATAAAGCAGTCGACGCCATAGGAAAACTTATCACGCGATTTGAAGACGTTAAAAAGATCGTCAAAGAAACCGCAGAGGAAGTTAAAAAGATTTACGGCACGGCCGCTTTTGAGGCATTAACGCAGGAAGGCCAGCTCAAGTCTGCGATGCAAAAACGCATCGAGATGGAGCGTGAGATTGAGTCGCTTAGGAAGAAGACTGCGGTCGTCACAAAAGAAACAATGACGATGGATCGCACTGGTAGGGTGCGAACTGTCACCACGTTTGATAGTGCAGCTACTGTTGAAGAAGCCAATCGCCTAAAAGAACTAGATGTTGAATACGCAAAGCTAAATGTTCAGATCTCAAAACTAGATTCGCAGATCACGGGCGCTCGATTTGATAAACGCGCCGATGACTTCGGCAAAGCAGTCGGTAAAGTTACCGATGAATTTGAGCAGCTGATCGACGCTGTTCGTCGAACAAATGACGAGTCAGAGCAGGCAAGAATTTCGGCGGATCAAATGATGGTCGGGCTTGCTGAGCGTGAAAAGGATATGTTGGACCCGATGCGAGAGTACGCACGGCAGATTGATCTCGTCATCGGACTCAAGCACAAGCAGCTCCTGACAAGCGAAGAAGCAGAGCGTCGCATCAAGCAAATTGTAGAAGCGTCTGGCGAGTCTGGACGCAAGGCGATGGAGGACTATACCGCATCGTTCGAAGACTTTGAAAGGATGCGGGCGCTGGTTTCTGGTCGGCAAGCATCAGACGGCGAGCAGCTGAATGCGTTAAAGGCGAGAGAGACTGAGCTAGTGGCTAAACTCGCCGCCACTGGTGCTGGCGATCTGGAGAACCGAACCAAGCTGCAAAAGGAACTGGTCGCCGTTTACAAGGATATGTTGCCGCTGCTTGAGGAGCAGCGTCGCCTTGGCAACGAAGCCGGCGCGATGATTGCGATGGGCTTTGAAGATGCTATTTTTGCCGGCGAGAAGTTGTCCGATGTTTTGAAGAATCTTGCGTTGGATCTCATGCGGCTGATCTTCCGCAACGTCATTACTGCTCCGCTGGCCTCGTCCATTGGTAATTTCATCAACGCTGGCCTCGGCTTCTTGGCCGAAGGCGGACCCGCCAAGGCCGGCTCACCGTACATCGTCGGCGAAAAAGGGCCAGAGCTCTTCGTGCCTGGATCGAGCGGCACCGTGATTCCGAACGACCGCATGGGACAGATGGGCAGCGCGGCCGGCGGTCCGACGATCAACATCTCTTACAATATCCAGTCCGGCGTATCTCGGGCTGAGTTGCAGCCGATCCTTGATAATGAGCGCAAGCGTTTGATGGTGACCATTCCCGATCTCGTGCGCCGCGGTGGATCGTACCGGAACGCCTTTGCCTAAGCCATGGCTATTTCATACCCACTCACGCCGCCCTCGCCGTTCAAGGTGAGCAAGCTATCTCTGACCGGAGTCTCGGCTCGTTCACGCTCGGTTTCGCCATTCACGTTTCAGGTGCAGCAGTACAACTGGCCTGGGCAGGGTTGGCTTGGATCGGTCGAATGTCCGCCGATGGTGCGCTCGGACGCTGAGCAGATCATCGCGTTTCTGTTGGCTGCGCAGCGTGGCACGTTCTACTTCCGCGACTACAGCAACAGTGCGCCGCGAGGCAACGTAACAGGCACGCTGACGGTGGCGAGTGCCACGGCCAACGGAACGACGCTAGGCATCTCTGGCGCGACTGGCACCTTTGCCGTTGGAGACTGGCTGCAAATCTCAACGTCACTCTACAAGGTCATTCAGGTGAACTCATCGAGTTCTGTTGACGTGTTTCCTGTGCTGCGCGCTAGCTACTCAGGCGGCACGTCGATTGTGACCTCAAGTCCTAAAGGCGTCTTCCGTCTAGGCAACAATCAGACCGACTGGTCGATTGAATTGGCCGGCATTTACGGCGTGTCCTTTTCTATCGTCGAGGAGATTCCGCAATGAGCATCACCGCAGCAGGCAGGACCATGACGGCTGGTATGGTGGCCGA